CAAAAATTCAACTAATACAAACTTGTTAATTCTTGATGAGGTATTTGATAGTAGCTTGGATACTGTAGGAACTGAAGAGTTTCTAAAATTGATTCATGAGATGGGGCATGATACCAATGTGTTTGTTATTTCCCATAAGGGCGACCAATTGTTCGATAAGTTTAGGTCTGTTATTAAATTTGAAAAAAAGGGAAACTTTAGTAAAATAGCTTGACATGACCGACTTTTTGAGGTATAATACATCCTCAAAATCAATGAATGTGTAAAAACATTCTTTTATAAAAACCGAATGTGTAAAAAACATTCAAACCTTAAACGGAGTCATTATATGCAAACGATTATTAGTATCAAAAACCATTTTCAGTTTACTGAAGAGCATTTAGAGTTGGTGAAAAAATTACTTCCTATGGAAAGTTTTCCACAATTCTACACCAATCAAGTTTTTACTTCATTGAAAGTTCTGGGCATTTCTCTAATTCCAGAAGATTTAATAATTCGTGATGGTGTTGGTAGTTCACAATCTGTTAGGCTCGAAGGATTGAATCCAAGATATGCAGATTTGAAGGTAGATATTAATGAAAATGGATGGAAGCTTACCGATAAGCCTATCTTTGTAACAAGAACTGGAAAGGGTGGAAAGTACAACTTTATTGATGGTCGTACAAAGGATAAGATTTTACATGAAAAGAAAGTAAAGAATCGTATTTGTGTTGTGGTAGAAATCGATCCATCTGAAGAAGAAGATTACGCTTTATGTTTGAATTCTGGAATCGATAGATCACCAGCTGGGTTGATACGAGAAGTTGATCTTATTTCTTCGGCAAATAGAAAACTTGATTCGGGTGCTCTAGATTTAGATGCTGAACAGATTCGTAAATGGATTGATAAAATTTGTCAATCTGGAAAGTTTTCTCGTAAGAAAAGGAGTGATCTTTCATTCCAGATTTTTCACCACTACACTGCAATACAAACCAATAACCTTTTACCTGTTGCTTGGGCTAACACTGAAGAAGTGTTGTCGTGGATGAAACTTACAAATTACGTAGAAACACCATCTGTTGTTTATGTACCATATGCAGCTTCCTCGTCAAAGAAAGCATTGGTAGGTGCTGCAAGACTCTCACAACAGAATCCTGGAAAAGAAATTCGCATTCTTGTTTATGTGAGTAATCTCAATGGATATAACTTAAAGAATTGTTATATCAAAGCACTATTAAAGTTTAAGAAAGAATGGTTTGATCATTTGGATTTATTGAGTAATACATATTACAACGGATCAAAACCACTTGCTGATCGTGTTAAACTCTATGGTTATGTACCTTCAAATATTGAAGGTGTTTGTGAGAATATGGATAAGGCAATTGTAATTGGTAAAACCGATCAATATATTTGTGATTCTATGTTGACTATTAGCAAGTCTAGTACAGTTTATGATATCAATGAAGATGAATATGGAGATGATTAATGAGTGAAGTTATTAAAATTAATACAGTTGATCATATTTCTTACGGTTCCAAGACTTCGATTCAAGAATATCAACTTCTTGATTTGGTATCGGAGAATGATCCAATTCTAAAAGAACTTATGCCAGAGTTTGATTTCAAAAATCCACCAATTGATCCGGTTAGATTGGCATCGGATTTGGTAGAAAATTGTAAAGGTAGATCTGGATTTGGTTTGGCTGCTAACCAGATGGGATTTAAATATCGAGTATTTGTAATGGGTACCGATGATGAATATGTGGCATTTTTCAACCCTAAGATTCTTTCTTATTCTACAGAAAGTCAAATAATCCTTGAAGGTTGTTTGACTTTCCCTAATCTTGGAATTAGAGTAGAACGAGCAAAGTCTATTGAAGTTGAATATCAGGATTTCAAAGGTGAAGTAAAAACTAAGACATTTACAGGATTAACCGCTCAATGTTTTCAACATGAGCTTGACCATTTGAATGGAATATGTTATACTGTACGAGCAAAACCGTTAGCGTTGAAGTCTGGTTTAAAGAAACGCGAAAAGTTAAACAAGATGATCAAACGTTATGTTACTACTAAGAAAAAAGTAGATAACGAATTAATTACCATTAGTAAATGAGGATATTATGGAAATTTCGATAAAAAAAGAAGATCTACAAAAGAAAAGTCTTTTTGTAGCAACTCCCATGTATGGGGGTGTCAATCATGGCTTGTATATGAAGTCTTGCTTGGATCTTCAAGCACTTTGTATGCAATATGGTGTTCAAGTTAAGTTTTCATTTTTGTTTAATGAATCTTTGATTACACGTGCACGTAACTATCTTGTAGATGAATTCCTACATCGTTCTGAATGTACTCATCTACTTTTCATCGACTCCGATATTCATTTTGATCCAAATGATGTTATTGCTCTTTTAGCAATTGACAAGGATGTTATCGGTGGTCCGTATCCCAAGAAAGCAATCAAGTGGAAGTCTGTAAAAACAGCAATCACTAAGAATCCAGAACTTGATCCTGCGTTCTTGGATAAGATTACTGGTGACTATGTTTTCAATCCAGTAAAAGGTACTGCACAATTCAACGTATCTGAACCTCTTGAAGTTCTAGAAATTGGAACTGGTTTCATGATGGTGAAACGTGAAGTTTTTGCTAAATGGGAATCTGCATATCCTGAGTTTCGTTATAAACCAGATCATGTTGGTCAAGCAAATTTTGATGGATCACGTTACATCCATGCATATTTTGATACTGTAATCGACAAGGATTCTGAACGTTATCTTTCTGAAGATTATATGTTCTGCCAGTGGTGGAGAAATATTGGTGGTTCTATTTGGTTGTGTCCTTGGATGAGAACTTCTCATATCGGTACGTACCACTTCCAGGGTGATATGCCAGCAGTTGCTAACTATGTTGGAGAGATGTAATGGCAGAACGTCAGAATGTGTTGGTTCCCTATCGTATGGATGGGGAATCTTTTGAAGATTATAAGTTTAGACAAAAAGAAGTTAACAAGTATTATGATAAACTCTTACAAGGATCTCTGTTTTGGGATTCTAGAGAACAAGGAACTTATCGTAAGGAGAAGTAACACGTGGATATTATAGGATTGGTTGGTCTTATTGGAAGTGGTAAGGGAACCGTAGGTGATATTTTAGAACAGAATGGATATTGGAAGGAATCTTTTGCGGCTGGTGTTAAAGACACCACCGCACAGATGTTCAATTGGGATCGATATTTACTTGAAGGTGATACTGAATATTCTAGAATATTCAGAGAAACCCCTTGTCCATATTGGTCTGCAAAATTTGGTAGGGATTTTACTCCAAGAGAAGCATTACAGAGAATTGGAACAGAGGTTGGTCGTGATGTATTTCACTCTGACTTTTGGGTAATGGACTTGGAAAAAAGACTACAAGACCCATTTTACTATGAAAGTGGTGACAAATTTGTTATCACAGATGTTCGTTTTCCTAATGAAATTGAATGGATTAAAAAACAGGGTGGTAAGATCTATGAAGTACAAAGGGGTAGTATACCAGAATGGTATAATAAACTACAGCAATGTGAAACTGATGATTTTAAAAATATCATGATGGTTGGTGAAGATATCCATTATTCAGAATGGGCATGGGTTGGTTGTAATATTGATGGGTTGATTAAAAATAATGGAACACTGAAAGACTTGACAAAAGAAGTTGAACGTGTTATAATGTGTAAACATAATGTGATTGGAGATAATAATGAAACTGTCTAGTGATACTTTGTCTGTCTTGAAGAACTTTTCCAGTATTAATTCTGGTCTAGAGTTCCGTCAAGGTAGTATTATCAAAACTATTTCTCCTGGTAAATCTGTCCTCGCCCAAGCAACTTTGAAGGACAGTTTTCCAGAGGATTTCTGCATATATGATCTAAATCAGTTCTTGTCTGTACACTCTTTGTGTAAAGATGCTGATATTGATTTTGATGATGCAAATGTTATTTTTAGAAGTGGAAAATCTAAAATTAAGTATCGTAAGACCGCAAGGGAAATGATTATCACAGTTCCTGATAAGACACTATCCCTTCCTTCTGTTGACATTTCGTTTTTGTTGACTGAGGATGATTATGCGTCTATCTTGAAAAGTGCAAGTGTATTACAATCACCAAATATTGCTGTTGTGTCTGATGGTGACAAAGTGTATATTACTGCATACAATGTCAAGGATGATTCTGCTCACACTAACAGTATTGAGGTGGGAGAAGGAAATGGACATTCGTTTAAAATGGTATTCTTAACGGAGAACTTGAAAATGATTTCTGGTTCTTATGATGTTGAGATTTCGGCAAAAGGTCTTGCTTCTTTCAAGCACAAAACCCAAGATGTTGATTATTGGGTTGCTACTGAAGCAAAAGAATCTAATTATGTTTAACTTGGAGTATATAAAATGAGTCTTGTATGGTTAACTGATATCAAAACCCAACAGAAAGTTGCAATCAATCCTAAGTTCGTTATCGCAGCATTCACTGCTGTTGGTGGTGATTCAGATTTAGAAAAGGAAATTGAAGGTAAGACTGTTGTTGGTCTTGTAAACGGTAATATTGTTGTTGAAGAAGAATTACTTGATGTAGTAACTTCAATTAATGGGGCAGAGTAATGTCAATCACTGTTCAAACATTGTTTGGAACTTATAATGAAGAAGAACTCAAGGCAATCAAGAGTTGTCTGAGGGAAATGTCAGAATGTATGTCTAAGATCAATAACGAAAAGGAGTTGATGAAGGATATCGTTAGTACTACACATGACAAGTTTAAGATCCCTAAGAAGATCTTTAAGAAAATGTCTAATGTATATTACAAGCAATCGTTTCAAGAGATTGTTTCTGAGAATAATGAATTTGAAGCACTGTTTGAAGGTGTTAACGAAGTTAAGTGATTTTAATGCCCCTTCGGGGGCATCTTTTTTATTATGGAGTATTGAATGATTGAGCATGTGTTATGGGTAGAAAAGTATCGTCCTACCAAAATCGCAGATTGTATCCTTCCTGATAGTTTAAAAACCCTTTTTCAAGATATCGTTACCAAAGGTGAAATCCCAAACCTCCTTCTTTCTGGTACTGC